ATATAGATTTAATTAATTACTGTTCTCCTCCACCAATATATTCGCTAACGAAAAATTTTAGTGTGTTTCCTACTTGTGTTTCAAGTTTTTCATTGTTCATACCTTTTGCAATTTGAAATGCTTTCATCAAATGGTCCATAAGATCAGCTTCAGTACCTTTCATATCAGCTGCAAGATCTTCTATACCCCCACCACCATCGACAGGCGCTTCATCAGCAGGTATATCTTCTATAGGTGCGTCTTCAGCAGGTATTTCTTCAGTTTCAGTGTCTGTTACTTCAACATCTTCTTCTTCTTTTTTCTTTTTTGCTTCTTCAAGTTCATCACCAGAATATTCATCCTCTAAATCTCTCATATGAGGATAATAACTAGATTCATCATCTCCATAATCATCGTCTGAATCAGAGTCATAGTCATCTGGGTTTCCAAGTTCGGCTAAAATCATTTCACGAATTTTATCGCGCATGTTACCCTCATGGATGCTAGTATTTTTACCTATTATGGTGTTTAAATTCTCTAAAGCTTTACTTTCTTTTAAGAATTTTTTTAGATCAAAATTATCTGCCATTTTTTATTTTTTGTTATTTGGGTATAAATATTCGGAAAGTAATGTTCCTATTACTCCTACTTTTTGTCTTATAAATATCCATTCAGAAGTTACTAAACTATGTTCGTCTATAAAAGATATCCCCATCACACCTATTAAATGATTATTTAAATCATATAATCCAACCATACATATAGATTTTGTTTTGAATTGAGATGTTAATACATCAATACCAAATGTATTTTCTTCTATTTCTGTATTTAAAATTTCAAGTTCTCCATGTTGTTGAACTTGAGATAATGCTCTACTAAATAAAGATACTGGGATGTTTTGGAAGGTAGTTTGTAATGGAGGGAGGGTAGAGTTATATTTTTCATAGAACATAGAAAACTTTTGGATCGATTTTCCTGTTGGATAAAAATGACCTCCATTATGAAATTGGGCTATCCAAACTCGATCACAATTTAATTCTTGCATCATATCCTCTAATTGATGGTCAATTAAAGTACTTGCTTCTAAAGCTTCAGCCATTAAAGTATTTTTAGGCTGTTTTTCCATTTTTAACTTAACCCAGTTAACTATAATAGGGCCGATTACTGCTGTAATTATAGATACAAGAATTGTAACTCCAACAGTTGCAGTTGCTGTCATCATTTTTTTAAAGAATTTAAATAGTTAATTACTTCGTCTAGGGATTCTTTTGCTCTTTCTTTATTGATTCCCCCAACCCACCTTTCTACATCACCTGCTTCAGTAACAAAACTATTATTTCCTTCAGATAACTTATCTTCTACAAAACTTTTATATTCTTCTATTTGTTTGTCAATTTCTTTATTAAAGGTATCCGTTACATAATCATCCCATTTACCTTCAATTTTAAGTTTAGTTTCGAACTTTGTTCTACACTCTAAACAACAACTATATGATTTAAAGTAAAATGAATCTAATTGTTTATCCATTATTTGTTTACAATCAGGACAAAATAAAGGAACTGCTGCTTTTTTAAATTTATCTAATTTAGTAATATTTTCTTTAATACCATCTCTAATGGTCCAAGTTTTACCACCTTGTTCCCAAACATCACCTTCTTTATGATCTTCTTGAATTTCTCCATTATAACCAACTCCAACAGTTGTTCTGTTACCATGTTTACCTTTTATAAGGTTACGAAGACGTTCAACATCTCTTTTTTGAAACTCTTTTTTTAAAACGTTATCTGACATTATAATCCTAGTTGTTTAAGTTGTTCTATTGTGTTAGGTGCAGAGGTATGTAAAATTCCAATTCCACCAGCTGCATTCCATCTGTTTATTGTGTCTTCTCTATCGTCTATAAGTATTTTATTTTTTCCTGAAAGATCGGATTTGAATTTAGCAGGTCTAAAATAAATATTTTTCATCCCATCTAAACGTTGAACCCAATCACGTTTTCCTTCTCTAGATTCTGGGTTGTACGTAGGGGCTGTTAGGATGTAAGGATTATATGGTTTAATATAGTTCCATAATTCTTGTCCACCAGGTTGCCAATCTAAATCAGCCCAATATTGGTATTCGGTAATTCCTTTTTCCTTTAAACTGTTATTAAATAGGTTCCAAAACCCATCTCTATCTTGTGAATCAGCATGGCTAGTAGATTTACTAGTTAAATCTTCATACCCTTTATCAAAATCAACTAATACACCATCCATGTCACAAAAAATGGTATATTTTGGTTTAATTGCCTCGTATAAATCTAATAGTGTAGGTGTTTTTTTCATATCAAAATTTAGGCAAATTTACAACATATCTTTTACTCGTTCAAGTAATTCTTCATTAAAGTCAACTCCATGTCGAAATTTAAATTGTTTTTCTAACTTTTCTGTTGAAAATCCTTTATCTTTTAACAATAAATAAGCCCCTAAATCAGCATCCATTTCATTATCTTTTGAATACGGGCCTGTATGTCCTAAAAGCAAATGGGCTATCTCATGTGCTTCAACAATTTTCATGTCTTTAAAATCTAAATCAGAATTTACAAAAACTTCACCATCTAAAATAATTGTTTTATTTTCAGGATAGTAAAAACCATATCCATATTCATCAAATAAAGGTTCTAAATTTGGATAGTTTTCATTGTTTTTAAAAACAACTAATATGTTTGTATCTGGTTTAAAATTGCTGGGGTATGAAATTAAGTCATCTTCTTTTTCTTCTTTTAAAACACCTTCAGTAATAGAATCAGTCCAATTTCGAAACATCATGTTACCTTTTTCATATGCTTCTCTTTCAATTTCAGGTAAATCTCCGTCTTCGTTTGTATTAGTAGTATTAATATTTTGTAATTTACCGTTACAATTTTGTTCGTGATGAATCATTTCATGCGCAAATGAACGCATTACGTCTTTTGGGTGACGATCCATAGTATAAAGTACTATAACTTGATTATTTGGATCATAATATGCTGTTTTACCAAAGAAATTTCCAGCATTTTCAGAATCATCATCTACAAATTTAACTTTAGGTAAAGGTTGAATTTTCATTCCTTTACTTAACATATATTGGATCAAAGAAGATAATGCTGTAGGGTAACTAAATTTGCTTGGTTCAGCATACATTATCTCGTTAAGTGGGGTTTTAGTTAAAATAGACCAAACTTTATCTTTTTCTTCATCTGTAAGTTCAGTTGGAATATATGATTGAAATCTTTCTTTTTCTCCTCCAATTAAAGCAGCACGTGTATTAGTACCACTAATACGATCTTCTCCTTCTGATTTAATCACAATTGTTTTAAAATTAGGATATTTTCCTTCTAAACTATCAAAACGTTTTAAATCACCTAAATCCATTTCACCTCGAATACCTACTACTGGATAGTACATTGTTTCTGGGTTGTTTTTAATATATGAAGTAATATCTGCTATAGGAGATGGGTTGTCTGCTATTTTGATTTCAACATTAGGGGGTAAATATTTTTGGTAAATATCCCATATTGCTTTGCTTTCTTCTTTAGTTACTCCATCTCTATCTTTATGGCCAATTAAAACAATTACTTTATCAATGTTTGGGTTTTTAGCTACTTCATCTACTAATGCAAAGTGACCTACTGTAGGTGGTTTAAACCCACCAGGTACTAAAGCAATATTTTTACCTTCTTGCTCTAAAATAGGTTGTATAATTGATTTAACTAATGAATTCATTTACTTTATTTTTTGCTACATCTAGTGTATCAAATTCACGTTCTATATCTAAAAGTGATTTTATTTCTTGATTTGTTTTTTCTTTATCTGCTTTAGCTTTTGATACTTCTTCAGGAGATTTTTCTCTTCCTTTAGGTTGAGGGAACATTTTGATAATTGATTGAACATCAAATGTAGGATCAGCATTTTCAGGATCGTTATTTAAAACAACAATATTATTTCCAAATGCTTGTCTATAAATATCAATATTTTTTACTACACCTCCCCAACTTTTTAGTACAGCACTTGTAGGTAAACTTCTACCACGTTCCGCATTACGTTTTAAAGATGTCATGGGGGATACATAAAGTAATATCATAAATGTATCGTACCCCATTGCCTCTAAATCTTCTTTCTTTTTAAGTAGTGGATTTGATGCAGCACCTGTACCATCAATTATTATACTTTCTAAAGATTGAACAGCTTGGGTTTCTTTTTCTTTAGTTACTACTCTAGCTTTACCCATTAATTTAGCAGCAGTTGAAAGTTCTTCAGGTGACATAGAAGCAAAATCTTCTTTTCCTAATTCGGTTTTTAATAGTTCTTCATAAACGTCATCTACGTTTATTACTTTAAATCCTTTAAGACCTAATTGGTTAAGTATAGTTGTTTTACCAGATCCCGCAGGTCCTGCCATAAAAATGGCTTTAGGTTTTGATTGAACCTCTTTAAGTAATTGAACTAAACTTATCATAATTATACATATTATGAATTTCGTTTAGCTACTGTTCTGAATTCAGTAAATACTGGGGAATGGGTTGGATTTTCTAGGTCAAATAGACGTTTTACTGTTTTAAAAATATCAATATTTTCTTCAAACGAACGAGTAGATTCAACTATTTCCCATCCTTTACCTTGCATTTTATCTTTTGCTGCTTTACGTTTAGAGGATTTTAACCATAAAATACCATAATGATCTATTTTTCTACCAAAACATTCTTCATAACATTGCCCATAAACTGCAGTTTGTAATTCATATGTTAATTGAAGATGATTAGATGTTTTTAAATCTAATAACCATAGTTTACCATTTATTTCTACAATTAAATCACAAGTACCTGCTACTTTTAATTTATCTGAAAATAAATGTACTTCTGTTTCAATTAATGTAGGTTGAATAAGTTCCCAAAACTCAACAAAACGTAAAAACATTTGCCATACATCTGGGTTGTATTGGGGGCGACCTTTATCATCTAGAAATCTTAATTCTTCTCCATTTAAATATGCTTCACACAATTCATGAACTTGGGTACCTTCTTCGGCTGCTTTTTTAACTATATAATCAGAGGCAAATCCAACTTGTTTAAGCCAATTTTCAAAAAACTTACCTTTAGGGTAATATCCTAAAACATATGTTACAGATGGATAATATTTTCCATTTCTTCTATAATAACGAGAATCAGGTAATGTTATTTGTTGAGCGTCATCTGAAATTTCTAAGATTCGGTCATAGGATTTTTTAATGTTCCTTTTTTTCATATGGTGTATAATTTTTTCTCCATTAAATTATATTGTGTTAAAGGAGAAACTGTTTGTATAAGTTTAGTAAAGTTTTCAAAACCCATTTCACTTGGATCTTTTCCTTGCATTTCTACAAGGTAAACTTCTTTACCAATATCTAAAAGCTGTTCACAAAAACCAAGGGCTTGTTTCATAGCATCTGTATCTAAAGCAATATATATTTTTTGTACCTTAGATTCAACTAATTTTTTCATTAAATTAGGTTGAATGTTTTTTCCAAATAATGGTACAGCATTTCGTTTTATTGCTATTGCATCAAATGGGCCCTCACATAATATAATAGGTAAATCCCAATTAACAAACAATTCAAACGGTATTATATCGCGAGACGTTTCAGGGTTACGGTATTTTGTGTAAGGATCTTTCTCAAATGATCTCGCGGTAAAATAATTTAATTTACCATTATTGTCATACGAAGGTATAACTATCATATTATTATATTGTCCTGAATTGCAGTAACCAATATGATATTTAAGGATATCTTGTTTAGATATGTTTCGTTTTTTAAGGTAAGCTAAAGCATGTCTAGCTGTTATATCTTTATTGTTAATAAATGTTTTAAATTCTTTTGGGAGTTCTAATATGGATTGGGTAATTTCCCCTATATCATTGATAGTAACATTTTTTACTAGTTTTCCAAGTTCTTGAAAATATGAAGCATCAACTTGAATTTGTTTAAATAAACTCTTAATTGTTTTTCCTTTTTTACTACACGCCCAACAAGCCCATGGATTTTTTCCTTCTTTATTTTCAGTAAAATTAACTTCTAATTTTGGTTTATGGTGGTGACAAAAAGGGCAGGTATATGCTTGATTTCCTCTTGCTGTACGTTTCCCTGCTCCTAAAACAGAGTTTACCAAATTTACTAGTAATTCATTTACCATAGATATAAGATACAATCTTATTCTTGAGTAACAAAGTCTTTTCTAAAGAATTTACCTAAAATATTATCGTTTATCCATTCATCAGGGTTCTCTAAAACACCCAATTGGAATAGATATTTACATTCGTAATATGTTAAAAGTTTTTTATTATTAACAGTACATAAAATTTTACGAACAAAATCTTTTTGTTTACCTTGTTTTATTAATTCAAGTATAGGTTTAGCTGATCCGTAATATGTTTTCCAATCAGATTCTTTTTGGGTAACTTGGGTAGTAGGTTTTCTCCCTCTACCAGTTTGTTCAGCTAATTCCTTTTTAGTTAATTTTTTTTTAACGTTATGGTATAATACTTTTTTACCTAAATAGGATTTACCAGAAGGTTCATGTATAGTAATGTAAATAAAACCATATGTTCCTTCAGGAAAATCCTCAAGGGATTCTATCCTTTTATCTTTGTATAACCAATTTGACATAAAATTTATAAATCTAAATTAACTAATATTGTTGTGTCTGTTACAGCTGAGGTTGGTAGTGGTTGGGATAATTTAGCAACAGCTACTAACTCATAGTTATTGTTATATAAACCTACTGTAGTTATATATGGGGTAAAATAAGAATCTGTTGCAAAATCATATATCATCCCACTGTTTAAACTACCTGAGATTAATGTTGGGTTTTGGGAAAAATTAAATTCGTTTTGTCTTAAAGTACATTTGTATTGGGATTCATATATCGTAACTGTACTTTCAAAAGAACAAGTTAAATTTGGTGTTGTAATAAAATTATTGATAAATTGTTGATCACCAGACCCATAAACAGCAGAACCATATGTAACATACCCATAACCATCTTGTCCCTGTACTCCATCACTAGTTAAAATAATTAATCCATGTTCATAAATTACATCTCCTACTTTTAAAGTACCATACAACATGTTCCCTAAACCATCATCTTGTAACGTTACACTTCCAGATATTAAAACTACAGTAGTAGGTTTTAAATATTCCCCAAATAAATTTGAAGGAATAGAAATTACTCCTATTGTATCTCCTGATCCTGTAGGAATGTATCTATAAGTTGGTAAAGTAG